TTAAAGCGAGGGGAGAACTGAACACCTAAAATCACCGGAAGTCCTCCCCTCTTCTGGGAGTTGTCGGAATTAAATAATCGCTGTGACACTTTCAGCGCCCTGATACTTTGCCCCTGAAAGAATCGCCACACCATAGGCAAGACAAGCAGCCGCAGGATTGACAATATCAATCCTGAACCCGATATCTCCCGCATCAAGCTCGATTGCGTCGAGCTCAATTACATAAAAAACGCCTACTGACGCAATCGGAGGCGCTATCCCTGTCGTCGCTGCCGTCTTCTTTGCCGATAAAACATCATTGTCAGCAGTCCCAAAGGCGATAACAGCTTCATAATAATTGAATACTATTTTCGTCGGTGCCGATGGGGTTGAATCGTTGCAACTTTCGACCGTAATCAGCCCCGCTGCTCGGGAAGCATCGCCAAGATAAATGAGAACCGAAGCGTGAGAATACGCTTCCATATTAACAATTGGACTGTGATGATCACCTCCATTGATATCATGAGGGATATAAAGTGGAACGATATGACCTTGTTCTGCGATGTTGAATTTCATGTTATTAACCTCCTTTTAAATTTTGTTAAGGAGGGGACAAAAAAGGAATCCCCCCCCCTATTGATTGTTATCTTGCACCGAGAGTCACAAAGGGAGACAATGTTCCGGTCCCCTTGTATGGGGTTAAGGCCGATTTCCAGATCGGACCGCCATTATTTCGGAGGATGAATTTGAAGCACATCTCATCGTAAATAAAAAGAACATGCATTGAGGATGTAGCCTCAAGGCCTCCCTTTTCGATGATCATGTAATCATTGAGATCGGCAAAAATGATGTCTCCAACATCCCCCAGGGCCGACGCCTGTTCTATGGGAATCATTGGACGGCCCAAAAGAGTCCCATACGGAGAAACTGATAGACCACCAGGGGGCATATATATTGGAGTGCCACCCATACCGACGATAATCCCCATTGTGAAGAGTTGTGGCTCGATTTCCTGGTTGTAATACCATTCAGCCTTTACTCTGTTGCGAGCTCTCATTCGGGCAAATATCTTGATGATGTTTTCCGTTACAATCGTATCCGCAGCTTGTCCAGTTTCTTTCGTTACCGTGACCAGGGCGGCGCTGTTTAAAATCCCCAAACACTCACCAACTCCAGTACCCCGGACGATTTCATCATCAAGTTTAAAAGAGAATTCCTCCTCAAAGGATCGACTGATGATGGCTCCCGCTGATGCTGCATCCTTCAACATACGATTCGTGGTGTAGCAGAGTCCCATCATGTCCTCAAGTCTCAATTCAAAACTTCCGAACTTCGGCTTTTTGGCCGTGACCGTCGCTGCCTCCGCCCTTCTGTAAACCTGAACACCGCCCCATCTTGAACCGGTTGCTCTGGATGTCTCGTCAATGGTGGGCATCTCCACCCCATCCGCATCGGGTCCAATGGGAACATGCCAACACTTGGAAGCCAAAACCGCCTGCTCCTGTGCCCTCTGCAACAGGGCGAGACTGAAATCCGTCTGAACCAAAAAACCACTCTCTGAGGGAATCGCTGTCCCGAGTCCGGTTGCGTTTAAAATATGAAGTTTGGGATCGATCTTCCCCCCCGGGATTCCCGCATTAAAAACTGCGACCATCTGCTCTCCGAAAGATTTGAAGAGTTTATGATCCTTGGGTTGAGGTTCAACACGATCCAGAGGACCAATAGGAACGATCCTTTTTTGAAGTTCGGCCATAGCGAAGATCCGGAACTCTTCAATCGTCTTCCCATCCTGGACTGCTTTGACCGCATCGGGAATAAGGCTAAACTGGTTTCCGACCTCAAGGATCTCTTTTGCCCTTACCCTTTCGGCCTCGACTGCCTGAACCCTCGCGTAACAACCCGGGCAGCGGCCCTCCACTAATGTCACTCCACACACCTTGCATGTTTCCATCGTTTTTCCTCCTTGTTTTATTGTGATTGGTTCTGTTACCTGGCTGCCCGTTGCCGCAGCGATAACAAGTTCATCCTTTGACCGACTGAATATATTTTTAGGGGCTTTTTTATAGGCCGAAAGATCAAAATTAAGTGAGGCCGCCATACGCATCGGTTCGGCCACCTCATCGGCAAAGCCCCATTCCACAGCCTCATTAGCTGTCATCCAAGTTTCTTCACTCATCAAATCTGCGATATCTTGATTGCTCATCTTAGTTTTTTTCGCATAGGCCGAAATTAACCCCGTTTTGATTTTATCGAGCCCCTCTGCCATTTTCCGATGATCCTCGGCACTCCCAATCGTCAAAGCCAACGGATCGTGAATCATCATCACCGCATTTCGGGGCATAACGACCGTATCGCCGGCCATAGCGATAACGGAGGCAATAGAGGCAGCCAGACCATCAATTGTGACAATCTTTTTTGCAGAATGTCTTTCGAGGGTATTGTAGATCGCCAATCCCTCAAAGACCGATCCGCCCGGAGAGTTGATTCTGATATCAAGATTCTTGACCTTCCCACATTTCTTTAAATCCTCTGCAAACTGCTTGGCCCCAGTTCCTTCGCTCCATAAACTATCTCCAATGTCTCCGTAAAGAAGGATCTCTGCCGATCCCTCATCGTCGGCCTGATTGCGAATAGTGTAATAATTCATTTTATTCTTTCCTCCTGATGCAGGTTCAAAAGTATCGCTGTGTTCATTCGGATATGGCATTTGATCCTCTCCTTCTATTCCAAATCTCTTGGGACTTTCTTTTCCATTCAGCTAAATCTTCATTAGAAAATAATGCCACGGGTTGTCCTGGCACTTTAGATTGAAGGGTAAGATTCAATCCCTTTTCCTTTGCCATCCTCTCCTCTTCAGCCAATTCATCAAAAATATCTTCAAGGTCAAGACCTTCTTCAGCTACAGCTTTCGTTCTCGTATTAAGACCGGCCCCGATCCCTAAAATATTTGCATTCTGATCTTTTTCCGGATCGACCCACGCCCACCCTCGGGGTTGCCATTTCACAGAATTTGGTTGAATCACTGTGAAACCTTTTACTTTTACAGATAAGGAGGCCATCGGTTTCCAAGATTCGTAAACCTCGTCGCAAAGATTCTCAATAAACCACGCCTGCAAGGTCCTCCATATATCCCGCTCATCGATAACTCCCTGACGAATCGAAGAATAATTGACTCCCTCAAGATCATTAGCGAGGCCATTATAGGAGACCAAGAGACCTGCTGAAATCCCGCGTAAACAAGATTTTACAAAATTTGGATAAGCCGTTGTGGGATGTTGGGGATCATAGGCTTTAAATTTCATTCCAGCAGGAAGTGTTTCAAACGTCCCGGGTTCAACTTCTTGGATGGGGTTTTCTTTTTCATCTTTGGCATCGCCCGTATATTCCTCGCCGGTTTCGGATTCATAGAAACCCATTTTGCCAGCCCCCGTCCTGGAGGCTACCAATTCACTCTCTTCATATCCGTCCAGATTTCCAAGTCGGGTAAGGGCTGTATGAATCCAAGGGACTCCTCGGCCCTGTTCGGGACGGTCCTGGATATAGAGATGAATCACCTCGGATGCCGGAACTCTGGTATACGTACGGGAATAAGTTTTGACTTGATAATCAACGATATTCGACTGAAGAAAATGATAGGCTATAGGCTTCCGCCAACCATCATACTCAATGCCCATTCGGATATTTTTCTCGCGATCATTGTAATTTTCGTCAACATAGTCTGATTCCAAGGCTTGTAAAGCAAAACCGAAATCATTTGGGAATCCTATAATTTTCCGAATGAAGATTTCTCCATCTCTGGCAACAGTCTGAATGACCTGTCTCTGGAAAGAAGGCCAAGACTGTAATCCCGTTACCGTGCAATTTTTCTTTTTTCCCCATTCCTTGAAAGCCTCCTCGATGACTTTGTTACTTTCCTTATCAAGTTCCCCAATTTTATTTTTTATTTTAGATTGGAAAATAATTCCTTTGGGACCTACCACATTTGAGGCAACCATCCAGAGGAATTTCCGCACGTAGTCGGAATTAATGGCCAAATCCCGGCAACGGGCACGGAGAATTTTTAGACTCCAACGAATATCGGTATCGGCACTCAGGGGATTTACAACCATATCCGCCGTTAGACGGCCAATTTTGGCTCCTGAATATCCCGCCCGAATAACAATCGGCCTATGCCCGTCAGAAAAATTCCTTGATCTATTTTCGAGGTTAGAAATAATTCCCATTATTTACTCCGTCTTCTCATCCCAATTAAAAAAACCAGAGACCCGACCACAACAAAAGCAGATGGCTGATAAATCAACCAGCAACCAATTCCCAGGAGAATCAGACCGCCAAAAACGAAATAATCTCTCATGTCAAAAGGATTTTTCATGGAGATGGAAACCTCACTAAAATTCTGCGACCCGTTCCTTTTCCTTCCGCAGATCTCGTCCTGGCCTGTTCCTCTGAAACTTGAGCTCTCGCGTAGTTGATCGCCATTATCAGATCCCGTATATTTTTTTCTGACCAAACATTCCCTTCAGAGGCAATGGAGGAAAAAGCTTTGGTACTTAGTTTTTCATAAACGTCCAACAGATTATTGAGAGTTCTCTGAGCCTGAGTTCGCCAATCGTAATCCCCCTGGGCCACCTGAAGGTTAGGTTTGATGGTCAAAAGACCTGAATCGACCTTGTAACGCTCAGTGAGATATGAGATATAGGATTCCCATTGATAATTTCCTTTGATAAAGCCTGAAGAGGCTGCAGCGGTTATTCGGATATGGAAATGATCTACATCGGGAGTAGCAAGGACAGAAAAGGAAGCGGGACCAGCGAAGGAGTAGGAAAGCGACCAACCCTCAGAAGCAGGGAAGTCTGTCAGGTCTTCCCGATCCCAGGAGATTGTGTCTCCAATTATAAACTCAGTGGGTTCTGTGGTCGGAATTTCGAGAGCTATTTCATAACCTCCGCCAAAAAAAAGAAAAAGCCGACCCTGCCTGAATTCAGGATCGGCTTTGAGAGATTTGGGGTTGCGCGGCCCCTTAATTTGGATACGTCGAGATCTCGATTAGATTTTAGGATTACAGAAAAAAGAGGATTTGTCTATGGAAGAATAAGGAAGAATAAGGAAGGATGCCTAACGATATTTTACGGTTTGATGTTAATTTTTATTAAAATCCGATCAATTTCATACTTTGGGATGAAATACCCATCCCTCACTTTGAAATAGTGATGAATGTATCCCTCTTGAATCCATCGGTAAATGGTGTCGGGGGTTCTCCCTAAAGCCTTAGCCGCTTCCTTGACTGTTAATCTCTCTTCTTTTTCCAATTTTGCCCTCCTATTCAGTTAAGGAGGCGGACCTAAACCCGCCCCCTGTCCCTTGCCTCGCCTTGCCACGCCACGCCATGCCCAGCCTCGCCCAGCCTCGCCCGGCCAAGCCAAGCCCCGCCAAGCCTCGCCTCGCCCTGCCCGGTCTAATTCTTAAATTTAGCCATGAATCTCCCAAACCTGGGGCGATAAGTTCCTATTGCAACTTCGATTCCACCCTTAATAAGCCAGTCTTGAATCTTTACCACATTGACGAGTGCATTTTTCCAAATCGTCACTTCAAAATTCATCTCCCAAGGTATCTCAAGAATGGGTCTTATTTTCGGGGATGGGATAACCAATTTCCCTTTAACGATATTGGCCTTGTGATGCAAAACCCTGATTTTGGCCTCCTTGTCATATCCATCGATAAATTGATTAAATCGAATCTGTTTCCCATTTCTCATGATCGGGATGAATTCTGGAGATATCGTTACATAGGACATTCCCAATTTTTTATATTCCTTCCACGCTTTCTTCTCAAACCTTGCCGCACAACCGGGAGGATTTTCTCCGAAAAAGAAAGAAAAGATATTTTCAGAGGGGAAGATGAGGCGATTATCATCGTTCAGATACATTTTCCTCTCCGGTGGTTTCTCATCTGCGCTCATATCAATAAATTTATCAAACATTAGACCAACTATTCCATCGATCCCGACTTTCAGTACATCATACGATTTTTGTTCCATGATAGTCTCCTTTTCTGGATGCTTGGAGGTCTATGCCTCTCCTGACCCAATTTGAGATTTTAAAAATCCTTGCCTTGCCTTGCCGAGCCATGCCCAGCCTCGCCATGCCTTGCCTTGCCTAGCAAGGCCATGCCGAGCCGAGATCGAAATACTTATTTTTTGTCTGGCAACATATAAGGCATAGATTTTTTAATATATGCCTCCCTAACTTTTGGATCAACGTAGATCATCTTGACCAATCCAAGTTTATTGGTGTCCTCATTGGATTCCGT